CATACATATCTCCTCTAGACAACAGACCTCACCGTTACTTCCCAGACTTCTACATGAAGATCAAAGAAAGTGATGGTAAAATTAAGAGATATGTAATTGAAGTTAAACCATTAAGACATTGTGTCCCTCCTGTAAAGGGAAGGAAACAAAAGAGAACATTCATACGTGAAGTGGCAGAGTATGCAAAGAACCAAGCAAAATGGAAAGCTGCTAGGTCATTCTGTGAGATGAGACAATTAACTTTCAAAGTCGTTACGGAAAAAGAACTTGGCATTAAATGAACCCTACGAAAATAGACTCACTGGTATATTAGAGAACCTTACTGGTGTAGAAGATGCTGATGATTTAATGGTGGATATTATTGACCGTTTGTCTGATGGTGTAACACCAGTACCTGACTTAGGAAACTACTACACATTCATCTACAAAGCAAAGACTCCTAACATTACATACGATACTAATCCTTTGGTTGCTGTGACTGAATACATGCCAAATGGATTCAAAGGATACAACTTTCATTGGAATAGAATGAGAAACTATACCTTCATGGAAGTAGTAGGACAATTATATTATGTCAATCCATCAGAGATTGATGAACTAAAGACAATACCTTATCAAAATTTTGTTCTAAATAACTAAAAAGATAACTGTGGGATTAACAAACGCTAGTGTTTTAACAAATGATGGAAGGGCAGTCTTGTCCTTTGATCCAGATAATCCTAATAAAGCTGCAACAGTAACTGTTGATGGAACCGAATACACTCAGGGTATTGATGGTCTGTTTGCAGGTTCTGATGGAAGTATATGGAGTGGTGAAACTCCTGGTAGTGGGATGACAGCATCTGCTGGTTCCCAACTCAGATCTCAGATGGGAAATATTCTTAACAGTAATAAAGTTAGTAATGAAACTGTAGACGCATGGGGATCTAAAGTAAACGGAGCAAATAAACAACTAAACACTGGTAGTGCTAGTGCAGGTAACGATGGAGATAAAGGACAAGCAACACAACCAACAATACCACCACGTGCAACCCCAGTAGCTAGAAAAAGATATGGTAATTTAAAATATCCTCTTACTCTAGATGGTATTGATTACATGACCATCAGACAATTTGCATACGTCCCACTCTCTGAGGTAGGTGCAGTTAGTGGAAGAGAAAGAAGAGCAGACCGCAGACATAAATCATCAATAGGATCTGTTACTCTTCCCATACCTAGTCAATTAGCAGACACTAATCAAGTTAAATGGAACGACAGTGAATTTAATGACCTGCAAATGGCTGGGTTGCAGGCTGGTTCTAGAGTTATGAACTCAGGTAATTTCTTTGGAGCAGTTCAAGCAGAAATAGAAAATGGTTTAGGTTCTCTTGGTAATAACACACAAGGAGCAAAACAAGCAATTCAATCCTTCCTTCTAGGTGGTCTACCTGGAATTAATAAAAGTACTAATGATATATTAGGAAGAATGAATGGACAGATGTTAAATCCAAACTTGGAACTCATCTTTAATGGTCCTACCTTACGTGAGTTTCAATATAGTTTTAGACTCACACCAAGAAGTGATTTAGAATCAAGAATGGTTAGAAGCATCATTAGATTTTTTAAACAAGGAATGTCAGTAAAGGAAACTACGACAAATTTATTCCTTAGTTCTCCTAATATATTCCAACCTAGATTCTACAACAAACAAGGAAAGCAGCACACATTTATCAACACCATAAAGAAATGTGCTTGTAAGAGTTTCACTGTGAATTATGTACCTGATAATACTTACATGACCTTACCCAACTCATCTATGACTGCTTACGATATAAGTATGTCATTCACAGA